CGGCCCAAGACATTACAAGAGTAACAGTTGATTGCAAAGAAAATCCACTATTGTGTGAAATTGGTAATGATTGTGGACGTGAAGACTTAATTGAGTTTAGACGTGCAAGAGAGTGGGAAGTATTATGGGACGCACCAGATGGATTTCCTGATGTAGAACATACATTAGAGTTAGAGCCACGTGATGTGTATAACGATGCTGACATTACATATAACTTTGAAACAGAAACATTCAACATTGGTGTAAGAGATTGGGCCGCAACAGGTTCTAAGATGGACCTAACATGGCAACAAGTTAGAGACTTACGTGATCAAATGTTACATGAAACAGATGCTAAAGTAGGTCAAACAGACGCACCAGAATCAATTCAAACTGCATGGTTAGATTTTAGACAAAAATTGCGTGATCTTCCTGCATTACTTCAAGGTAGAGGATTTGAACCTTGGCAAGCAGTTATGATGTTTCCTAATATGCCTAAGGATATGAGAGATCCGGAAGAAGCATCTGATCCTAATGATCCATACAGAGATGGCGCATATGCTATTGATGTTAAAGTAGCGGCACAAAAAGTAGCTGGCAAAAAATAATAATTAATAAAATTTAAAAATAAAAACCCTTGCAATGCAGGGGTTTTTTTATGCCACATCCGCCATTCATAATTTGTTTGTAAAGTAAATATTTCTATACAATAGGAGTAATACTTTGTCACGAAAAAAAGCATATTTTATGAACGGTGGTGCAGGTAGAGTTGTTTGTTCAATTCCTGCATTTGAAAAACTATACGAAGAAGATCAAGACTTTATTATTGTTTGTGAAGGAGGAATGGACTTTTATAAAGGACATCCACATCTACACGAACTAGCGTATGACCATTGGCATAAAAATTTATTTAGAGACTATATCAAAGATAGAGATTGTATTACACCTGAACCATACAGAGTATGGGAATATTATAATCAAAAATGTAGTTTAGCACAAGCATTTGATATTGCAATTAATAATAAAGGATTGCGAGAAGTAGGCGATCCAAAAATTTATATGAATAAACACGAACTAGTTCAAGGATATAAAGTAGTTGAAGAAGTAAAGGCTGTTACAGGAAAAGACAAAGTAGTAGTGTTTCAGCCCTTTGGCCGCACAGCAGAAAATATGGGAGACTTTATTGTTGACGGAACATCAAGAAGTTTTCACTTAAATGACGTAGTTAGAATTGTTAAAGAATTACGTGAAGATTATGCTGTAATTATAATGAGTGAATTTCCTATTAAAATTGAAGAGAATCCAACTGTACCTATTGCTGTTCCACAAATTCCAGATGTAAGAGTTTGGTCAAGTATTATTCAAATTGCTGATCATTTTATTGGTTGTGATAGTTTAGGACAACATATGGCAAAGGCATTAGGTACAACATGCACCAGTGTTATTGGAAGTACATATCCTATTAATATTTCATATCCAAATTCGCCAGATTTTGATATTATTGATCTAGGTGAAGGAAAACGTAAGTTTAGTCCTATTAGACTTACAATGGAAGAGGAAATTGAACGATTTAATGATGAAGTTATGGAACTAGACGACGATAACTTTAAAGCAATTATTACTAGTGTACGCAAACGATTAGGTAAACCGAGAAGTTATTCAGGAGATTATATTCCACAAGAACAAGGAGATGTGTGTCCAACTCATGGAGTAGTACACTCTAATAAACAACCAGCTCAAATTTTAGGAAGGACTGGCCAGTAATGTCAGATAGTCCAAGCAGATTAGATAAATCTTCCCCAGAAGCGTTTCTTAATGATTTGTTTGATAGTAGCTTTCGTCCGCAAATCGCTGCCGCACAGACTTTAGAAACATGGGTAATTACAGGTAATCATTATCCTACTTGGAAAAAGTTTTTACCGTTATTTGAAGAAGGTGTATACGACAACAGTCATAAAGATTATGGTAACGGATATTTACACTATAAAACAGATATGGCGTATCCAATTGATTTAGATCCAACATTGGACTTTCATAGATTTATTAAAATTTGTTGTGCAGAATTACCTATTAAAGTTAACAAATTTAAAAAGGCGTGGGGAGTAGATTATGCACCCGGAGCATACAGTGGATTACATTGTCACACTCCAGGCAAGCAATTAACAGCAGTTTTGTTTTTAACAAATACTCAAACTAGCCAAGAATACCCGTTAGCAGGATCTTTAACTACACTACAACCTTTAGAATATTCAACTAATTACTTACAACACGTACCAAAAGCAGGTGATTGTGTTATTATGGATGGCAGAGTATATCACGGGACTTATCCTACGTTAAATCAACGCAAAGTATTCGTATGCGATTTTGACTATGAGACATCAATATGTTAGAAGAGTTATATCAAGGCAATAAAGACTTTTGGTTTTTAAGTTCACAAGGACAAATTGCAGACTATTGGATTAAAAAATCTAAGTTTGCAAACTATGAAAAGTTTTTACCTTTATTTGATGACAACTTAGGTTTGCAAGAACATACAGACCACGGCGGCGCAATACTACGTTACAATCCAGAAATGAAATATGCATACCAAGTCGATTCGCAACAAGAATATATTAATTTTATAAAGCAAACACTTGCTCCATATAGATTTAAAAGTATTGAATTTGAAAAATGTTGGTGGATACGTTATCCTGAAGGTACGTATAGCGGAATGCACACACATTTACCATTAAGAAAATTAACTAGTGTAATGTTTTTGAACACTATAGATTTACATGACGATAAACCTTTAGCAGGTAAACTAAAATGTATTACGCAAAATCCAGTAACTGGAGAATTAGTAAGCGATCTTGTAAAGTGTATTGCTGGAGATGTTATTATTATGGACGGCAAGGTATTTCACGGAGTATATCCTACCTTACAAGAACGTAAAGCGTTTGTTTGTGACTTTATTTACGAAGTAGAGTTTGATTAATGCATACAGTATATTGGTCACCAGTTATAAATGTACCAGATAACCAAGAATTTGTATCTGAATTAAAGTACTACGAACCTAATACAGTATATAAAGACTTAAATGCTAGAGAATTTTTTGGTTTAGGCGCAAGTTTATGTCCTGCAATTGTTGACGAAACTAAAAATACTTTTACTGCAAAAAGTCCTATTGATTTTCATATTAAATTAGATTATGAAAGACAAGAGTTAGTTTCTAAGTATGATGTTGAACCTAACTTTTTAATGAATTATATTGGACAGCCAAATCCTGAAGGTGTTTATCAATTAGATCATCCTTGTTTTCTATTTTTTAGTGAAAAACCGTTAACAATGACACAGCTTCCTCCATATTATAGCGAAAGTCAGTTTTCAAGAGACACAATGGGTATAGCAGGTACATATAATATAGCAAGTTGGATTAGACCAGTACGTCCTGCATTTAAATTTAAAAAAAATGTTAGAGAACTTGACATAAAACAAGGAGATACGTTGTGTTACTTTAAATTTAACACAACAGAGAAAGTTAGATTAGTTAGATTTGATAGTGCTAAATTATTTGAATCTAAAACCGGGCCTGTAATGCAGTGTTTAGGATTTAAAAATCTTAAAGCAAAGAGATTTTTGCCAACACCGTTAGCAGAATGTTATGAAGCATTTGAAAATGCAAGATATAGAAGTAAAGTTTTAAAACTTATAAAGGAAAATAAAGTATGACACAGTGGATTGGAGCAATTACAAGAGGTCACAACGGTGGCGCAGTTTTATTAAAAGACGGTGAAATTGTTTTTGCTATCGAAGAAGAAAGATTAACACGTAAAAAATACGATGGCGGCCCACTAGCCGCAATGACTAAGTTTTTAGATTACACTGATAAATTAGATTATCTAGTCGTTGCTCATACACAACCGTTAGAAGAATCAAGTAGAATTGACTTTAGCGGTGGAGACATGTATACTGGTCTTGCAAGAAAGTTAGGACTTATTGATAGATCAGATAATGCATATACTCCTGACGGACATCATAATCATAGACAAGTAATTGATATGAGTTATGTACATCATAAACTACATGCGGCATGTGCATTTTATAGAAGTGGGTTTGAATCAGCAGTTGCAGTAGTAGTTGACGGTGCCGGCACCTTTATTCCTATGAATATTTCTACGGGAACATTTAATGATGAGTTTATGACTTGGGAATGTGAAAGTATTTTTAATTGTTCTTATCCTGATGCTATTAAAACATTATATAAACATCAGGGCGGAAACGGTCCTTATCCTGGAACTAGGGTTCAATATATTCCTTCAGAAAGAGAAGGGGAAGAAGGATTCCATGAACTTGTGCTAGATGATAGTGCAGGTATTACAAAGGCCTACGAAGCAGTAACACAGTATTGTGGATTTCAGCCAATTGAAGCTGGCAAAACAATGGGTCTTGCTCCTTATGGCAAACCTAATGATAAGATTCCTCCAATTTATACAGATGGAAATGGCGGCAAATGGCGTACTAGTGATAGAAGTGTAATTATTCCTACATATCCTAATGCGGCTGTAGTAAATGAAGGAAAATATGAATATCTTGAAACTTCTCAAGACGTAGTTAACAGTAGAGTTGATCTTACAACATTAGAAAACCGTAGAGATATGGCATATGCTGTACAAGAAGGTTCACAGCAAGAAGTTTTAAATCTTATTTTTAAGGCAGTTGAAATGAGCGGTAACAAAAATGTTGTACTAAGTGGTGGCTATGCACTTAATTGTGTTGCTAATTATTGGTATCTTGACAAATTAAATAAAGAAGGTATTAATTTATATGTAGAGCCTGTTAGTAGTGATGCTGGAACAGCAATTGGTGCCGCATTATTAGTTTATCATCAAACTACTAAAGATAAAAAAGTACGTCCGTATACAGAAACAATTTATGAAGGATTTCCTTATTGTCATTCAGATAAAGAAATTGAAGAAGTTGCAAACAAATACGGTGCTGTAGTTGTTGACGCTGACAATAAAAAAGTAGTTGAGTTAATTAGAGACAGAAAAATTGTTACAATGTTCCAAGGACGATCAGAAAATGGTCCAAGAGCACTCGGTAACAGAAGTATTCTATATGATCCAACAGACCTAAATGGAAAAGATCATGTAAATCGCATTAAGCGTCGCGAATATTTCCGCCCATTTGCAGGAACTATTCTTGCTGAACATGCACATGAATGGTTTGATATGCGCGGTTTGGAACAGTCGCCTCATATGATGTATGCAATGAATTGCCAACCCGGTGTTGCTGAAAAAATTCCAAGTATTATTCACGTTGACGGAACTTGTCGTATTCAAACAGTGACTCAAGAACAAAATAAACATTATTATGAAATAATTAAAGAATTTTACGAACAAACAGGTGTGCCAATTATCTTTAATACTAGCTTTAACTTAGGAGGCGAGCCTTTAGTTGAAACATTAGACGATGCAGTACGCACACTTTATAGTAGCGAAATGGAATATTGTTATTTGCCTGAATATGGTAAATTAATTGAAATGAAAAACTGATGCATGTTAATTTATTTTCTATACCAGTTTATAAAACATCTCTTTCTAACCATGATGCTATTCGAGAAGATTTTAAAGACGTACTCGAAGATGATTCTCACTTTTTTAAAATTCCAACTTGGTATAGTAATGTAGATACTACTTTTGGTAATAGAGAAGCAGATAAATTACCATGGCAAAAGTTTATACAATCAGCAGTTATTGGATTAAATGATTATATTGAAATCTTTAATCTAGATCTACCAAAAGAATACAGAGTAGAGTGCTGGTTGAATAGATATTCTTCAAATCAATATCAGGAAATTCATAATCATGCTGGAGAAAGTGTTATTAGTTGTGCATACATGATGTACACTCCGCCAGATAGCGGAAATTTTGTATTTTATAAGAATCAATACGATTATTTTCACCAAGCTGGACTTCCTAGGCTAAGTTCAGAACCTTTTAAATTTAATAATAGGGTAACTCCTCCCTTAAAAGAGGGAGAAATTATCTATTTTCCTAGTAACTTAGAACATTACGTTTCGGAAAACAAATCTAACAAAGTTCGTGCTACAATTAGTGCAAACTTTATTATAAAAGAAAAATTAATCGGAGACGATCATGGATAAAAAAATTATCGACGAAGAAAAAATTTTTGCTATCAATCCAAATTATGATGCACAGCTAGTTCATTACGGTGACGTAAAAGTATTAATAGTAGACGACTTCTATGAAAATCCATATGATGTTAGACAGCTTGCTTTAGATATACCTGCATCTACAAATAGACGTATACGTGGCAATAATCCAGCACATCGTATTAATGCGTTTTATGAATTATCTAGTATGTCATGGATATATGATCAATTAGCAAGACAGTATTTTCCAGAAGTAATGACTGCTTATCCTCCACAATATATGGAGCATAGTTTTATGAATGCAACATTTATGGTAAATGTTATGCAAACTAACAATTTACCTCCTGTTTGTCCTCATATGGATAATACTAGTGGAATGAATCTTGCATCTACAATCTATTTAAACACAGCAAATGAGTGTAATGGCGGAACAAGTTTTTATTCTTTTGGGGGGAAAACATATTATGACGACCCTAGTGTAACACACACATTAGATGTACAAGGAAAAATTCCAGTAACTCGTTATATTTCAGATAGTATTGGCGACTGGAAGCTGTTAGGCATTGCACAAATGAAATTTAATAGAATGGTATTGTACAATCAGGCAGTTTTGCATAGTGCGTATGTAAAACCGCAGATGTTTACTAATGATTTATATAGATTAAATCAACAATTTTTTATTTAGGAGAGACTATGGAAGGTAATTTTGATGGAATCGAAGAATATCCAAACGCTTTTCCAATTGACTGGTGTAGACAAGTAATTAAACGATTCGAAGAAATGTCTTCAAAGCAAATAACTACTTTACAAAGTAGTATAAAGAATCAAGATGAACGCATATACATGGATTGGGCTAATCATAATTCGATGTATCATGCTGATGAAGATTTATGCTTGTTCTTTTATACACAATTAAATAAAATATATGAAGAAAAGTATAGAAAAAAATATGAAAGTTTAGGTCATGTTATGCAACATAGTCCTAAAGGGATGAGTGTTCAAAAAACTAAACCTCATCAAGGTTATCATATGTGGCATTGTGAAAATGCTGATATTAGTACAGGTTCGAGAGTGCTTGCATATACCGTTTACTTAAATGCTGTAGAAGAAGGCGGTGAAACTGAATTCTTATACCAAGGAGTTAAATGTAAACCTGAGCCTGGAAAACTTTGTATTTTTCCTACATCGTTTACGCATCCACATCGAGGTAATCCTATCTACAAAGGTGTTAAGTATATTATAACAGGTTGGTACACATTCGACCAATAGGATAAAAATGAAAATAGCAGTAGTAGGTGGCGGCACAGCAGGATTTGTAGCTGCCTTAACATTAAAAACTAGTTTTCCTTCTTACGTTGTTGATGTAATACGTTCAACAAAGATAGGAACAATCGGTGTTGGCGAAGGTTCTACCGAACACTGGACTGCATTTATGGAACATGTTGGCATATCAGCAGGAGAAATGCTTAAAGAAGTTGACGGAACATTTAAAACAGGTATCATGTTTGAAGATTGGGGAGAAAAACCTTACCTTCAAAATGTACACGAACCTTTTGTACCTAAACATTTAGGAATGCCAATGGCATATGCTAAACTTATTGGTGAAAATGTTGATCCTCGCGACTTAACAGGTGATTACCTTTGGCGTAATCATACTCCATTCAGTAAATTTATTGAAGAACGTCCTAACGATACCGGAGTTAGTCAATACCATTTTAATACTAGTAAACTTAATAACTATCTCACTAATTTTGCATTAAACAAAGGATGCCAAATCATTGATGATGAAATTATAAAAGTAAATGTTATCGAAAACAATCAGATTGACACAATTGAAGGCGAAAAACAGACATACGACTATGACTTTTACATTGATTGTACAGGATTTAGAAGATTGCTTATAGAGCCTGTGGGCGGTAAGTGGCAAAGTTACAGCAAATATCTAAAAATGAAAGAAGCAATAGTTTTTCCAACAGAATATACTAATGCTATTGATCCGCGCGGCGACGAAATACCTATTTGGACTTTGGCAAAAGCAATGAATGCAGGCTGGATGTTTCGCATACCGGTTTGGGACCGTAAAGGCAACGGTTATATTTTTGATAGTGATTTTATTACAGCCGAAGAAGCACAAGAAGAAGTTGAAAAATATTTAGGACATGGTATCGATGTAGCAAAACATATTAAGTTTGAAGCAGGAGCAATTGATAAACCTTGGATTGGCAATGTATGTGCAATAGGCCTTAGTGCAAACTTTGTAGAACCTTTAGAAGCCAGTAGTATTGGAACTAGTATTAATCAAAGTATGTTATTAGCACAGCGTATCGTCAATTACAATAATCAAACAATTAATAGATATAATGTAGAAGTAAACGCAATAATGGAAAATATTAGAGACTTTATTGCACTACATTATATTACACCAAGACGTGATACTCCTTTTTGGAGAGCTGTTGCAGAAACTCCTTTACCTTCTACCCTTGAAGAAAATTTAAAAATGTGGAAATACAGAATGCCCATTGAAGATGATTTAACTTCTCATACAAAAAAAATTCTGTTTAATGAATATAATTTTGCAATTGTAATGCATGGATTAGGGTTATTTGATACTAATAGTATTTTAAAACAATACAATACATTACCACCTGACGCACAAGAATTTGTCAATCGTCAATGCCAGCAAAAAATTCAATTTGATCAAATTAAATCTATTCCGCATAAGATAATGTTAGACTTATTGCGGAGATTAGTATGAGAATATTTGCGTTCGGGTGTAGTCTAACCCAATACTTTTATCCAACCTGGGCAGATATTCTAATTCATCAATATAAATCTAAAGGTTATCAAGGAAGTAACTGGGCTAGAAGTGGAGCGGGCAATCAATATATTAATATGAGATTGTGGGAAGCAAACACTGTTCATAAATTTAATAAAGATGATATTATATTATTACAGTGGAGCAGTATGTTTCGTGAAGATAGATATCATATGGGTCATGGTTGGTGGACACCAGGTAACTTTAGCGGGTTAACTTTAGATAACGAAGGCATGGTGCTTAATAATTTTTATTACAAAACTAAATGGCAATGGGCTGATATGATTCATTGTGTTATGCGAGACTGTGCTACTATAAGTTCAACACATAAAGCATTGTCTAGTATTGGGTGTAAAGTAGTATCAACAGCATTTAGAGAACCAGTAGAAGGTTGGGAAGAACTATCGCCTGAGTTTAATAAAACTAATTCTAAATTAGAGTTAGAGGATGTTAGGGCAGTACTAGAATCATATAAAGACGACATACAAACATCTTGCCCACCAATACTAAATGCATTAAACTTTGGAACTGATCAAGCATTTGCAGATACCAGACCTAAGAGTGTTCCTGATAGAACAGCAGACTCGCAACATATGCTACTGCCAGAACTTCATCCTTTAACACACGAAGCCGCAGAGTTTGTTGACACACATGTTGAATCACTTACTTCCGAGACAAAAGAATTTGTAGATTTTTGGAAACAACAGTATATAGATAAAGATCTTATCTACTTAGAAGATTTAAAATGGTTTAATTCTGATAAGATAGGTTGGTCAGATGATAGATGGAGACCTTAATAAATGAGTACACCGGTAATTGGATTAGACCGAGACGGAACTATCAACGAAGATATTGGTACATATGTAACTAAACCTGAACAATTTAAACCTATTCCAGGAAGTTTAGAAGCAATAAAAATGATTCGAGACAAAGGATATGATGTTGTTATTTTAACAAATCAAGCCGGCATTATGAAAGGTATTTGTGATGCAGTTGATGTTGATGTAGTGCATAACTATATGTTACAGTTATTAGGCGAAGTTGGTTGTAAAAATATTAATGGATTATATTATTCAACTACTAATTTAAAAGATGACATTTATGCAAAACCCAATATAGGAATGTTTAAACGTGCCGCTGCCGAAGTTGGAGTAGATTGGAAAAACGGTGTATACGTTGGTGACAAAATTACAGATCTTAAAGCCGCAGTTAAAGCTAAAGCTCGCCCAGTATTGTTGCGTACTGGACACGGAAAAGAAACCATTGAAAAATTAGATTCTTTTGCTAATAAAGACCTTAAAAAACAAACAGAAGTGTTTGATAATCTTTATCAATTTGCTCATAGCTTAGTTGATCTACGATAAAATTATAGTGCTACATATATTTTCAAAACGATAAATACAATATGGAGCATGTGAAATGAATAAAACATTAAACGGTCTATTCTCAAAAGGGCTAAACAACACTATTTTACTACCCCAGCAGAGTAGTTTTAGTTACAAAGGAAATTGGATTGGAGTTCATAACAACAGTGTAATGGACAAATGGCACGTTGGCGACTTTAGTAGCGCCATTTACCAAATCACTGTAGAATTTGATTCAAATGAAAAAGAAATTATGCAACTTTCTGTTGTTGCTAGACCCGATAGAGCAGTTGCATCTATCTTTGGGCGTTCTAGCATTAACCAAGAATTAGTAAGTATAAATGTAACTGTAGACGAAAGTATTTGTAAAGTCATGGTGTCTCCAACATCAAGAACATGGACAGGAGCGAAATTAATTTACCATGCAACTTATGCAAGGACAATACATCAACTTACTCCTCCTGCTATTGTCGCAGATGTATCCTCAGAGGAAGCATCTGGAATAAATACTTTTGATGCAACAACAACGTATTTTGATAATACAAATATAACATTTGATAAGGTGTAAGGAATGGCAAAATCAACAATTAATATAGGTACAGCGGCAAACGACGGTACTGGCGACAGTTTAAGATCTGGCGCAACTAAAGTTAATGCAAACATTGACGAAGTGTACGGCGCACTAGGCGACGGCACAAACTTAAAAGATATTGTAAACTCAAACTTAGAGCTTGATGTTCCTAACGACGACACAAAAATTAATAAAATTGCATTTCATGTTGCTACAACTAACCAACTAAACCAAGTTAGTCCTTCAACTTATCACGGTGCATTGATGCACAATCACCAAACTGGTACTGTACATGTTGCACACGCAGGAGCTTGGCATAAATTATTAATGGATACAAGTGGCGGAGCAATTACAAATTACACTAGTCCTTTAGCTTCAGTTGCATACATTGGTAACATTAATAGCTTAACTGATGTAGACACAGTCTCGCAACCACCACAAACTGGAAATGTTTTAAAATGGGATGGCGGCAAATGGGCACCAGGTACTGACGTTTCATCAGGTGGCGCTGGTCTAGATGCTGATACATTGGACGGGTTTGACAGTGCATACTTTACAAATTATAATAACTTAAACAATAAACCTACTATTCCTTCAGCACTAACTGATTTAGGTATCGAAGACGGTAGTGCCGAACAAGTATTAACTACTGATGGTGCAGGCGGATTTACATTTACAACAGTTAGTTCAGGTAGTGTACAAAATTTATTTGAAACTGTTGCGTCCGATGTTGGAAATACTACAGCAAATAGTGCTACAGATACACTTACTATTGCAGGCGGAACAAATATTGCAACTGCAATTGTAGGAGATACTTTAACAATTAATTATGTTGGCTCGCCAAATTCAGGTGAAGCAAACCAAAATGCATTTAGTAATGTACAAGCTGACACAGGTCTTGCTGAAGCAGATAACACTACAGATACACTTACTATTGCAGGCGGAACAAATATTACAACAACTGTATCTGGAGATACAGTTACAATTGATTATTCCGGAACTAATAGTCTAGATAGCTTAACTGATGTTGTAATTACAACACCGGCTAACGGTTCGGTTATGGCATACAACGGAACAAATTGGATTGATGTTCCCCAAACAATTGATAGAATGGCATACGGTGCTATTACAACTTTAACAGTTACAGCAGATAGTAGTAACGGATATAAATTTGATCAATATGGAGCAACAGAAGATCCAGTTATTTACGCATTGTCAGGATGTACTATTGCATTTGATCTAAATAATTCTTCATTAGCAAGTCATCCATTCCAAATTGAAACAAGTGGCGGCAGTGCATATGACACAGGATTAGTACATGTTGCAACTGATGGTACAGAATCAATAGGATCAGATGCACAAGGAAAAACAAGCGGAACATTATATTGGAAGATTCCGGCTAATATTAGCGGAAACTATGCATACCAATGTACAGTACATTCAGCTATGAGAGGAACAATTACAATTAAGCAATTGAGCGCAATTTAAGGTAAGTTATGGCAGTAATAAACGATAAATTTCAAGCACAGAATGGATTTGAAAGTCCAAACTTTAGTGTCGATAGCACTGGAAAAATAACAGCACCGGTCATTAACGTTCAAAGTATTTTGTTGAACGGGACACCATTTGTGGCATATGTGCCGCCAGAAGAAGTACCTGGTGGTGGAGATGACGACGGCCCTGTAATTACAAATGTGTTTGAGTCCTTAGCCGTAACAGGAGGAACTCTTAGAGTTTCGTATTTAGGTCAGCAAGCAATTAATGTAGTTAACGGTGTAGTAAAAATTAACAGCGTAGGATTACTACCAGGATCAATTGATCATGTTGATATTGGTTATATTGAACCTGTACAGGTAAAAGCATATACTATTGATATGACAACAGCACCTGATAGTTCAGCAAGTAATATTAACTTTAATGGCGCAAAGTTAAATGGAGATTTGGATATTGTAGATAATGTTGTTTTAAGTAGACAACCTACACAATCAGGACACGCAACAAGTAAAGGATATGTAGACGCAACAGCAACAGCTCTTGCGGTAGCATTTGGAGCATAAAGAATGGCAAAGAAAAAGATTTATAATTACAAGTTTTATCCAGGATTGGGTCTAGACGACAACACCTATCCAAATGCATGGTCACTTTTAACACAGAATAAAGAATTTATTAAGGCCGAAGTTGCGGCATGGATCCAAGCACAAGTAGGACAGGGTGCTACAGGATTTGTTGGTTACACATATAATAAAGAAAAATGTGAAAGAGACACAGGATTTAACGTTGATGCTTACGCATTTGATTTAAGATATACTGGAAATTCTGAAACATATAGAATTGCAAATACATATTTTGAAAAAGAAGTTGCACAGGTTGACGGAGATAGAGTAGCAGAAGTTAAAGCAAAAGAATTTACACGTGATTTAATTATCAATCATGTGTTTAGTAATTCTCCACAATCAACACCGTATCAAGGCAATGTTGCACAAGTAATTGATTTATCAAAGACTGCCGAACCGGCAGCTGGCACAGTTATTCAAACATTAATTGGACTTGTTGTTAATGTATTAACATCAGGATTAAGTGCATTACCAACATTCCAACGTAAAGGTTTAGGACATATTAGATTCCAAGGCAATTATGATTCAAGTGATTTGTTAATTGTAACGAACACAACGAAAACAGAAGTCATTTATAACTTTACAGATGTAACCAAAGGCGGCATAGTTACACGTAAAAATGATGTTACTCCTAGAGATAGTAGCGGATATACTGAAAAGTTTGATTCAACTGATGCAAATTATAATGCAGACGGCGATTTTCCAAAGTATTTACAGACTACCGACTCGGTAACTATTTTAGATCTTACGTTTAATACATCGTCTATGAGCGAAAGTGACGAACTTCAAATCTTTATTGATAGTCCAGAACAACGAACAAGACCATATGACTTTGGTACAGATGCCATTGAACGTATGCGTATTGCTCCTCCGTTATCAATGCTTGACGCTGACTTTGAATACGGCTTACAGCCTACAAAGTGGTCAGCTATTGGCATGATGAGAGGGTATCCAAGTGTATATGAACTTCCAGGCACAGATACACAAGTACAAAAGGTACAAACAGACGCTTCTGCAGGAACAGAAGGAATTGGATCAAGTAAAATTACAGTTACAACAATTGGTGCACACGGTTTTATACCTGGCACACCAATTACAATTAAAGCACTAGAAGACGGTGTTGCTGGCGCGGCAAGAGCTGAAGGCTCGTTTATTATTATTGAAGTTCCAACAAATACCACATTTACTTTTTATGCAAAAGCAAAAGTTGGTACAACTGACGGTGAAATTCTTTCTACAACATATACTCAATTAAGACAAGGTGCGTTTTATACTGGTGCTAGTATTGGACAGCCTGCATTTGATGTGTTTAGTAATGGTACAGCAGGTACTATGTCACTAAGTTTAACTGCTCAACCAGGCGAAAATAGACTTGCATTTACAGGCGACGTACCAGAAGTTGGCGCTCCAATTAATGACCCGGCATTTCCTGTAGGTACACAGGTTACAGCTATTTCAAGTACACCTAACGGGTTAGCACTACCTTTACAATTAACGGCTGATGTTGCCCCAGGTAATACAGATATTCAAGTTGCTACTACTGTGGGAATTGTTCCAGGACTAGCGGCAAATAACGGAAGTAATGATGCTATCTTTGTTAACAATATTGTAGGTAATACAATTAGTATGAGTGGAAGTTTTACCACAGCAATTACTAGAAACACAGAAACATACACAGGTGTTTCAGGATCAATTGCTTCTCCAGTAGGTAACAACGGACAGTTTAATATTACTAGAACCGGAGTTGACTATAGCATAGCTAGTATTGCACAAGCAGGTAGCGGATATGTTGCAGGTGACGTTGTATTAGTTACAGGTGACAACTTAGGTGGACAAACACCAGCAAATGATGCTACTATTGTAATTACTACTGTTAACGGTACGGGTGGTATTACTGGTGCAAGTATTAGCGGAACAGCACTAAGCGGAAGCATTTCTTACTTAGCAGTAACATCTACATATAACAATGCTGCCGGCGATTTTGGTACAACAAATTTTGATATTTCATACGAATCAGGCGGCTTTACAACAGTAGATATTAATTCACCAAACGATACATCAGGATTTGCTATTAATGATAGGATCCGTATTGTAGGTAGTCAGCTCTTAGGCGGATCTGGACAAGACGGTAATCAAGCATCAGGCGGCAACGACTTTGTAGGTAAAATTACATCTGTTGGCGGCGGTGGCTCTATTACTACTGTAGAAGCAGATAACGTAGCTTGGAGTCAAGGTACGCCTCCTAGTCAAATTAGAAGTTATCAGTTCGGTGGAGTTGGTTTATCGTTTACTGGGGGATCAGGTTCTAATGTTGAATTTACTATTAACGTTGATGGTACATCATATGGTATACAGTTTTCACAAGCAGGAACAGGATATAATACAGCTGATACATTAGTATGTTTAGGGTCCGATTTAGGCGGCGCAACTCCTGCTAATGATTTGTATTTAAGAGTTGTTGCAGTAGATGGTGTTGGCGGAATTCTTGATGTAAGATTAGAAGGTGCTGATGAATCTTCAATCCCGACAGCATTTAATGGCGGCACATTTACATCTAAAACATTATCAAATGTAACAGGATCAGGCGCAGTATTCGACATTACAAATGACGGTATAAATTATAGCGCAACTATTGATACAGCTGGTATAGACTATCATTTAGATCAAACATTTACAGTAGCTGGAACAGAATTAGGTGGAACAACTCCAGCTAACGATGCTACTATAACTGTTGCTACTGTAAGTGGAACTGATGGATCTATTACAGGCGTAACTATTGCAGGCAGTGCTCCTGCACTACCAACATCATTTAGCGGTGTTGCAGGTACTAATCAAGCACATGCTGGTGCAGGCGGCACATTAAATATTACTAGAACAGCAGGAACATATACGATTGCAATTAATGCATCGGGATCAGCTTATCAAATTGGTAACAAAATTACTATTGAAGGAACAGCACTTGGAGGTATTTCACCTACAAATGATGCTACTGTATTAGTAACAAACGTTGACGGCAGTGGCGGATTAAACACTGTTACTATTGAAGGAACAGGCGCTGGTGGCGGCAGTTTAAATTTAGTTAACGGTGTTACACTTACTGACTTTAGTACTCAAACAATTACTTCAGGATCTGCAGTCGACTTTGAAGCACTTGCAACTATTGAAATTACATGGCCGTATGCACACGGTATTGTTCCAGGTGATACATTTATTGTTGACGTTGCATCTGATGATGGAGGAACTAATAATCACTCGTTAGCATCAGGTTCGTTTATTGCAATTAATATTCCGACCACTAAGAAACTTAGATACAATGCTAGAGCCCCAGGAAATATTTTAGAAGCCACAGCCGGCGATAGTACTGTTGATAAGATTCAAGGTAACATTTATATGCGTCCAGACAGTTTCTTTATTCACAGACCATATGACGGCGGCGTGCAGTTAGGCACAGGTGGTCCACAACACGGTGCGCAAGCAATTCGTCAGAGTAAAAAATATATTAGATATCAGTCAGGTAAAGGTATTATGTACACAACTGGTGCATTGTTTGCTCCAAGTTATGATGTACGTACTGTAACATCAACAGGCACAGAACTAGGAAATACTATTACTATCGTTACTGACGACAATGATCACGGCGCACAAGTTGGTGGTAAAATTAGACTTATTGGAGTTGAAACAGCTGGGTATAACGGCGAATATATAGTGACACAAATTGTAGATGAGCGCACACTACGCTGTCAGAATTTAAGAAGACTAGGAAGTACAACAGCCACACTTGGATTTGCCGCACAGATGAGTGTAGTTAGTTGGCATGGTGCAACAGTACGATCCGGCATCTTTGACGATCAAAACGGAATTTACTGGGAATTTGACGGTAAAAATGTAAGTGTAGCCCAAAGAACAAGTACAAAACAATTAGCTGGAACAGTAAGTGCTACACCGGATAATAACGTTCTTTACGGTACTAATACAAGATTTAGAGATCAGTTAAAAGCTGGTGATAGAATTGTATTAAAAGGTATGACACACGTTGTTGCTAACGTTGACTCAAACTCACAAATTACTGTAACACCAGACTATAGAGGTGTTAGCTCAATAGGTGCAGCCAAAATTAACTTAATTACAGATAAAAAAGTTCTACAAGAAGAATGGAACTTAGACAGACTAGACGGCACAGGGCCAAGTGGATACAATATGGATGTTAGATACATGCAGATGATTGGTATTCAATACAGTTGGTATGGTGCTGGTTTTATTGACTGGATGCTACGTGGTGCTGATGGTAACTTTGTATTCTGTCACAGAATGCGTAACTCAAACGTAAACACAGAAGCATTTATGCGTTCAGGTAACTTGCCTGTGCGTTATGAAGTTACTAACGAAGGTGCAACTACTGCACTAGCGGAAAGCATGGATACTACTCAAGATTATATTCCGTTAGTAGAATCGAAGTTCTTCCCAAACAACGGTACAGTGTATATTGATAACGAAATTATTACATATTCATCAATTGATCATACTGCTAAACGACTTCTAAACTGTACACGTGGGACATTCTTAAGTAATTTCCAAGCTGGAGCCAATAGACAATATCAAGCTGGTCCAGCAAGTAATCATGAGATTAGAACAGGAGTTGTATTAATTAGTAATACAATTACTCCGCTTATTAGTCACTGGGGTTCTGCGTTTATTACAGATGGCGGATTCGACGAAGATCGTGGTTATATCTTCTCATACACAGAAACAGGACTGGCAGTGACAACAACAAGACAAACAGCGTTCTTGCTACGTCTAGCACCTAGTGTTTCAAATGCTATTGTTGGAGATTTAGGAGATAGAGAACTACTAAACAGAGCGCAGTTACTTATGCAAGGTCTAGAAATTACCTCAGACGGACTTGATCCAACCAACTCTAACGCACCAATTTACGGTGGTATTGTTATTGAAGGTATTCTTAATCCACAAAACTACCCACTCAATCCAAACGATATTGGTTGGACAGGATTGTCAGGACTAGCACAAGGTGGACAGCCAAGTTTTGCTCAGGTTGCTTCGGGCGGTAGTGTTAACTGGAACAGTGGTGATACTGCTACATATACTACAGCGGCAGTTATGCCAAAAGTTACAACGTCAGCGCAGTTAATGCCATGGTGGGCTTTTAGAACAAATAGAAACTATGCATACTTTGACCAA